AACGAATGTTATTCCCTTTTTTTTTTCTCCTCTAATAGTATAAAGAATATAGCGTAAATGGGTGGTGGTCTTCTTCAATTAGTAGCTTACGGAGCACAGGATGTTTATTTAACTGGTAATCCTCAAATTACCTTCTTCAAGGTTGTATATCGTCGTCATACTAATTTCGCTGTTGAAGCTATTCAACAAACATTTAATGGAACACCCGGATACGGACAAAGTGTCACTTGTCAAATATCGCGCAACGGTGATTTAATTAATCGTGTTTATCTTCAAGTAAAATTACCTAAAATAGATGGTTTAACTATTAATCCTGATGCTACAGGACTAAGATATGTAAATTATATAGGTCTGCGTATTATTAAATCGGTTACTATTGAAATTGGTGGTCAACAAATAGATAAACATTATTCCGATTGGTTATATATTTGGAATGAACTTTCTTTACCCCGAGGCAAGCGCTATGGGTATGATACTATGGTTGGTGCTGATAAAGATATTACATCATATAAGGGGGCAAATCTTAATATTCCATTAGAATTCTGGTTCTGTCGCAATGTTGGCCTAGCGCTTCCTTTAATAGCTCTTCAATATCATGAAGTTAAAATAAATATTCAATTTGAAGAAAAAACAAATTGTATAATAAACTTCTCACCTATCGGGACGACTGATGAAAGCATTGGAAACACTTCATTAACTAGTGTAACTGATATTAAAGAATCTTATTTATGGGTTGATTATATTTTCCTTGATACTGATGAACGTCGTCGCTTTGCTCAATTATCACATGAATATTTAATTGAGCAACTTCAATTTACAGGCCAAGAAAGTCTTACAGTAGGCACTAATCGCATTAAACTTAACTTTAATCATCCTTGTAAAGAATTAATTTGGGTTGCGAAACCAAGCAATTATTTAAAAAAATCTGCATGGTATAACTACACAGATTTTGATTCAACAGATGCTATACCAAGCGCTTTAAATACACGTCCTTTATCAAATTCAACATTCTTTTCAACATCAAATTATATTGCTGGGGTTAATTTTACGAACCCTCAAACAGGAATGCCTGAAATGGGTGGAACACCATTTGCGGATGCTATATTACAATTAAATGGTAATGATCGCTTTAGCGTTCGTGAAGCAACATATTTTACATATGTTCAACCGTATCAACATCATACATGCATACCTTCTAATCCTGGTATACATGTTTATTCATTTGCCCTTAAACCGGAAGAACATCAACCAAGTGGAACTTTAAATATGTCTCGTATTGATACCGCTACACTTATGCTTAATACTAAAAAAGAAGACCTTCTTAAAACCGCAGCAACAGGAAGTACTACAACCAAATTTGATGGAGTTATTATATATGCTGTTAATTATAATGTTCTGCGCATATTATCAGGAATGGGTGGTTTGGCTTATTCTAATTAATATATTATTTATATTATATTGTTTAACATATATAAATATGTGTATTAAATCCTTTTTTTTTTCTCCTCTAATAGTATAAAGAATATAGCGTAAATGGGTGGTGGTCTTCTTCAATTAGTAGCTTATGGAGCACAGGATGTTTATTTAACTGGTAATCCTCAAATTACCTTTTTCAAAGTAGTATATCGTCGTCATACTAACTTCGCGATTGAAGCAATTGTACAAACCCCCACTGGTGGCAATACGTTTGGTTCCCGTGCGAGTTTTCAAATAACTCGTAATGGTGATTTAATTCATCGTGTATATTTTTATTGTAATATTAAAGCAGAAAATGCTACTGTCGCACTTGTTCCTAACTTTGGTCAAAAATTATTAAAAACTGTTGAACTTGAAATAGGTGGTCAACGAATTGACAAACATTATTCTGAATGGCTGTATATATGGAATGAACTTTCACTTCCAGTTGGAAAACGTGAAGGATATAATACTATGGTTGGAGCTAATCCGCGAAATATATGCACAAAACTTACTAGCGGGAGTTCATATGAACTTTATGTTCCCTTAGAGTTTTGGTTTTGCCGTAATGTTGGCCTCGCACTCCCTTTAATTGCTCTTCAATATCATGAAGTTAAAATTAATGTTGAATATGAATCTGAATCAAATATGAAAGATTATACTGCTACCAACTTTACTTATGAAGAAGAATTAGCCGCAGGATCTGTAAGTAATATAATTGTTAATACAGCTGGTGTTGCCTACACTAGTATCCCTACTGTTATCTTTGGAGGTGGAACACCACCTGTTGGTGGTGTTCTACCTACAGCAACAGCAGTACTTAGTAGTGGAACTACTGGGACTGTAACAAGTATAATACTTAACACAGCTGGTTCTGGTTATACTACAGCACCAGCAATAACTTTTTCAACAAGTGGTTCTACAACAACAGCAACAGCTACAGCATTTTTGGGGGCTAGTGCCAATAATAATACTTCTATATTCCCAGCAACAGCTGCGGGCCAATTATCATTAACATCACCAACTCTATGGGTTGATTATATATTCCTTGATACTGATGAACGCCGACGATTTGCCCAACTATCGCATGAATATTTAATAGAACAACTTCAATTTACTGGAACTGAATCTATAACAAAGGGTGATAGTATGAAAAGTATAAGAATGAATTTTAATCATCCATGCAAAGAATTAATATGGACTGTTCGTAATAGTGAAGGTTCTGGTATATATTGGAATAATTTCTCCTCAGGTGCGGTGGGGGTGGGGTCTTCTGCTGTTATTAATGATGCTCTTGATTCCACCAATCCTATAACTAATTGTAAAATAATGCTTAATGGCAACGACCGTATGGCTCCTCGTTCAGGAGAATATTTTGGTATTGTACAACCTTACCAACATCATGAAATTACTCCTGACAAATTCCACGAAGGTATCAATGTTTATTCTTTCGCCATTAAACCCGAAGAACATCAACCTAGTGGAACTCTTAATATGTCTCGTATTGATACCGCAACATTATCTGTCGCGTCAAGTATAACTGGAAATATTAGTGTATATGCGGTTAATTACAATGTTCTACGTATCCTATCAGGCATGGGTGGTCTTGCCTATTCTAATTAATTTATAACTAGTATTACTTAGGGATGTCTTTTCATATTTTTTTATAATTATAATTAAACTTATAATTACTAGTAAAAATAAATAATTTATATATTAAGTATAATTCAAAATACGTTGAACTATATACTTTATATCATCAGGAGTTTCAATATTTTCAGGTTTATTAAAACCATGTAGATTAAAAAATTGATCAAGAGAATTTATTAACTCGCGCTTTATTTTTTCTGTATCTTTGCTTTCTAAATTTTGTTTTAATTTATGTAATTTTTTTAAAAATTTTGAATATGATTCTATCATGAATGCTTCATCTATACTGCCAATCTCATTATAATCAAATATTCTTTCATATTTCTTTATATTATTTTCACATATATATAAATATTTCTTAAATATTTTTATTAATTTTTCTAAATTATCAATAGAAAATTTATTTTCTTCTTTTTCATCATTATTATTTTGTGATTCAGATTCCACAAGTATTTTTAAAAAATTAATTACAAAATTTGCTAATAATATTGGTTCATCTTTATTGCTGTCAGTGGGTGTTTCTGACATATTATTTATTTTATTTGTAATATTAGAAGTTAGTAAATTTATAAGTTCTTTAATTTTTGTTTCAATATCTTCTGAACTATTATTTTTTAATAATACTTCTAATTCTGATAAAAAAGTTTCAATATCTTGATTTATTTTAATAACATTTGAAACTTCAATAGCATCAGCATCTTTAATAGGTTGTTGATTACTAGCATCAGCAGGTACTCCTATTTTCATATTTTCTTCATTATCAGCAGAGTTAATTTTATATATATTTTTTAAATTTTTAAATATATCTTTTAATAATGTTGTTAGTTCGGTAAGACCCTCATCATCTTCATTTGTCATCTTATCTACCTTTTTTTTTAATTTTGTTATTAATTTCTTTAATTTTTTTCTTTTATTGGAACTATCATTATTTGCTTCTATTGCTTCTTTTTTTTTATCTTTCATAATTTTTTCTTTATCATCAATCCCTTTTTCAATATGTCCTTTTAAATCTTTAAGACTAATATAATTAATTAAATCATCTAATAAACTTTCGCCAAT